GTAGGTCTATAGCCTTGGTCAGATACCCAACTACATCTGCAACTTCTTCAATCTTAACACCAAAACTCTCTAATGCAGGGAATAAAGTTACAGCTAATGCGTCCCATAAGCCTTTAAATACAGTATAGATTAATGCAGCAATTCCAGCAAAACGTAATGCAATTACAGTCCATTTACCTATGTTTGCAGTAAAGGTTATTAGTGCTGCACCTAACCGTTCAAAGAAACGCGGAATAGTACCTGAGAACATTGCTGTTGAACCAACGTAAGGGGCAAAGGAGGGGTTACGGTGTCTTGATGGACTAGGGGTAGGAATATTCATTAGGCCACTGGAGGCGCGTGCAGCAGCAGGATAGAAACCGGTATAACTATTACGCACAGCAGGAGGGAATTGCGTAACGCCTCTCCCGCCTATGGGCATAGGTAAAAACCTTCCAAGCATGTTGCGGAAATACTTAGTAGACCGTGTCCCCCTCATATTAGGATTACGTAATACTAAAGCAGAATGATCGAAGGCTGTGCCTCTCCGTAATGGACTTGTTTTACCAACAGCGGCTTTTGCTGCTTTTATCAGCTCGGCTACTGTCATTGCTGCAGCAGCAGTTTTTGCAGTGGCAGCAGCTTTCCCCATGTTCTTAGCTGCACTTGCCGTATTCTTTGCAGCGGTTGCAGCATTACGCGCCAACACCGCTTCAGTAAGCGCATTTGCTCTTGCTAATCTAGCCCTAAGTATCTGCTCTTGTAATGCCGCTCTAGTTGCGCGGGATGCACTTACCGCCTCAACCGTACCTTCTCCTGCTAAGGCAGCTTCTTGTATTTTTTTACGAATGCCTAATGTCATTACTGCAGATTTTAACATACCTGCAAATAGCACAAGCATAGAGCCAAAAGACGCTAAGGCAACACCCAATATTAGTAACTTTTTAGCTGATTCTGGCAATCTAGATAAGGTCTTCAAAAACTCAGTTAGGCTTAAAGTTATCTTTAGTATGGTCGGCCCCATAGTAGACCAAAACTCTAGTTTCAGATTACTATATGCACTGCCAAACCGTTTCATTATATTGATAGGAGAGTTTACCGCCTCTTCATACTTTTCTAAGAAGTCAGATAATGCCCTATCATATTGTCTCTTGGTTCTTTCAACTACAGCAGGATCAGCATTAGCAAGTTTAGCACCCGTAGTAATTTCACGTGACCCTAACTTTATGGCTTGCAGGAACTCTGGTGTAGCAAACAATCCTTGCCCTGTAGCGTCTTTAAGGTAAGACAATAAATCGTAATCGTGGGCCTTAAACATATCCGCTGCGTTTTTAAACCCTTTTGTTTGCGCGACATAGTTTAAGCCTGATCCTTCCCGTCCACTCTCTTTATAAATACGGGTGTAAACATTACGTAAGGCGGTCATAACCTGTGGGCCACGTACACCACCTTGTGTAGCTATAGCCGCCGCTATATTAAGGTTTTTAAGTGCGGTAGGAGACTTGAAGCTAGATGATAGTGCTACCACCTGTTGAATCGTACTGGAATATTCCTGCCATGAGATCGTACCTAAGTTAATGGTCTGAATCATCTCAGCCATTGTACGTTCATAGTCTTTTTCTTTAACCCCAAAAGAGTTAATCACACTGATAAAACCGGAGGCTACATCTTCTGGTTTAGCGTCACTAGGATATACAATCTGTGACATGGACACAGCTTTTTGGAAATTGATAAGCTGTGCAGTAGACTTTAACTGTGCTTGACCAGCAAGATACCCAATTTTTGATAACTCGATTTGGGATACACCAATAGAAAAGGATAGATCACGTTGCGCTTTTTTGAAGTCAGAAAATGATGCTGATGTCATATCAGTAACATTTTTGATCTTCATCATGTTAGTATCAAATTCAATACCCGCTTTAGCTACCGCCCTGACAGCGAGTAAAGCGGGTATTGTGATACCTAGATTGAGTGCTGCACCGATACCAACGAGAGACTGTGCAGACGTGCGCATACGCATAGCACTCGTGCGCATCTCATTAGATGCGTTACGAATAGCAAGGTTGAATTGCGACGTATCAGCCAGCATCACCGTACGAATAACACCAAGATAACTTGTCATGCTTATCCTTTCTTACTCGTAGGAAACATACGCTGTAATGCTAACTTATTCCGCTCATTAACTGATAGTCCTGCATCAGGTCTAACTTTAGGTTTCTCAAACTTTAACAGGTAGTCAGTGATTTTGATTTGCTTCTTGCCCGACCCTAACAGACTACTCAGTAAAGCGTTAGTATGTGCTGACCGCCAATCTGCACGATCTTCACCCCAAGGTTCTAGCGAGGAGTACGCTATCCATTGGTAAAACTCATCTGTGGTCATTGAGGCATCCAGTTCTTCCACTGTACGCCCCAATGCCATAGCTAACCTAAACTTAAACTTAAGGATTGGGTTTGAGTGGAAATTGCGCCTCCGCAGAAGCCAACTCCTTCTCACCAAACCCATACGCTTCCCATACACGCAGGAAGAATACACGAATGAAATCTAATGTTACATTACTAGCAAGGTCAGCAATCTGTTCAGGCGTAGTGTACAGTAGCGCACCCTTCTCATCTACAAGTAGTGAAGCCAGTAACTCGGCAATCGGTTGGGTATTCTGTGCTCCATCTTCCGAAGTTTCTAGTGACTTGCACTTTTCCTGCAATGCAACAAGCTCCGCGTTTCGTAACTGCTTAACAAGGACAGTGGTGTCCTCATCCAGCTTCACGGCTTTAGGCTTGCTTAGGTACTTGTTTAGTGCTGATACATCAGAAATAATCATATAATCTTTCTCTTATCTTACGACCAAGTTGGGGCGGTTTCAGTAATCGTGCGAGCGGAGCCAACACCAGAAATAACGGTATTGGTAACAACAATAACGCCGTCCATCTTAGCAGCTTCGCCAACTGTAAGAGCGGAAGGTGTCAGACTACGAAGGTATCCGTAGAACGTCAACGCACCCCAGTTAGGGATCGTAATGACAACCTGACCATTCGTATTGATAGGTGCAGAGGCAAAAACAGATGGGTCATAGTGCGCACTAAAGGAACATTCGCCAATATCCTTTAATGTCTGTGCCATCTTAGTCTTGTAGCCTGAATTACCTAGCGTAGTAATATCAATAGCATCACCACCATCCCAAGCAGGTGGGGTAACTTCAATTCCGTAAACAGTCCATGACCCGATAGTCATAGTAGTACCGGACGGTTCAAATGCGTTCTTTCCAATATCAGCCATAATAACTCCTTTAGTTAGGGTTTATTTAAGAATACCATTATTCAGTGATAACGTCAAGTACGCACACTGCGTCTCATGACTTTTATAAGGAAACAGTGTATATACATGTCTGCTTTCCCATAAATCAGTTTAGGGGGTGATACAAGTAATGCAGATTCATATTTAGTCTTATCCGGACTAATATAGCCTTTAATAGCCTCAACAACAACACGAATCCTGTCAACTAACTCATATCCCCGACTAGGGGTATCAGTACGTACAAATACGTCTACTAAGTCATGTTCATAGGCTATAGCGTCTAGTCTGCGTTCAAACTTACCACCTTCTGGGTCAGTAAACACAACTGCTTCCTTAGCCTTGTCTAAAGCACGAGGATAAAACAGGGTTTCGCCTACCTTGCCTATGCCTTTACTAGCACAGTAATCCATGATTTCTTCCGCACAACTTTTCATTCAAAACCTCTTATTGCCATGTCTAAAGGTGTAACATGACTCCATGCTCCACCCCCTTCTGCATAACCAACCTGCATACCCGCCTTATAAGCAGACTTTAAAAAGTCAAATGCACCTCTAGCCCGTCCTGTCTTAAAATCTAGCTTTGCGCCATCGCCCCTTGTTGCCATTGTCAAAGCCTTAGCTACACCTACATTTACCGCCGCCCACAAAGCGTCACTACTGGCCGTTTCCGTGTCAGCAATGGCCCTTTCCATGTAATGCGCCCCTTGCGGTGGCCCTTGCCCTTCACTGTCACCAAATACAGAGGGTGGGGGAGGCCCATTCTTCAAGTAACTTGTATGTATGTCATCTTCTACAAAGTAGGCATACGGTGTGTTTGCTTCTACCGTCCACATTAACGGATTCGCTGTCGGTACTTCCTTTATGCTTTCTCGTAAGTCGCCTGTATCTTCCGGCGCGTTTTCTCTTGCGGTTTCTGCTACACTCTTTGCGTTTTTCCGCATTGCTGCACTAATAGATATTTGTACTGATGGGGGTATACTGCGTAACCTAGCATATACTTTATCCCACCCCATTGAATTGACATGTATCTGAACTACACCATTAGCAGGATTCAGTAGTCCTTTAACATAACTACCGTGCGAGTATTTCCCACCACTAAGTATACTATGTCTAAGTTGTGCCATTTACTGCCCTAGATAAGCGTAACATGCTACCTTGTCAAAGTTAGTCATATCTGCATTGCGGAGTGTAGGAGTCTTTTCCACTTTCCGCACAAAGTTTACATCATCCAGTGAAGTAGGGTCTGTAGTGTCACCAACTTCTGCAGTTAGTAGTCCTAGCTTTAGTATATCGCCTACTTTTATGTCTCGGTCAACAAGTACAAGTGAGTTACACCTGTGCTCTATGCTATCAGCAGTAAACTGTTGTGATTCAAGACCTTCCCATCTGCATTTAATCTGTACAGGCAATTCATATACGCTGGTACCACGGCCATTGTCGCCTTTGCTACGCCACAGTATTGCATCATGTATTCTGCACTTCTTAATTAGTTGCATAGACAGTCTCCGTATCAGCAGGAAGTGTGCCAAGCCATGTAATACTTATCTTCTTACCTAGTAATGTACCGCCGCTTAGCATCTGTGCCTGTTGTCCATACTTGGTGTACTGTAAACCTAATCCTACTTTATACTGTACAGATTGCTGCACCTTGCCTACACCTTCAAATGAACTTACTGGATTTGTAATAGCAGCAAAGTGAGCAGCTAAGTATAACTCAATTAGTTTTAGTCTTGCAGCAGTATATTTTGTAGAAGTACCGAAGTATTCCCATACAATACTGTGTGCAGAACTAATAAACAAAGTAGTAACTGCAGTACTGTCTAATTCGCTGCATATACTCTTTAGTTCCGCATCACTTACCAAGGGTGTTGCCTCTGTCATGTGACCTCCATAAATTGTTCTAGTCTGCTTGCTACATTGATTCGTGCAGCACGGGTAATATCAAACAGTAATCTATCCGCTTTATACATATCTGTGTCAGATGTATTCTGATATGTAAACCCACAAGTTATATTATACAATCGCTTGAACTCTGTCAAGACGGAGGCATTCCATCTTACCCCATATACCTGTGTTTCAAATAGAGGATGACAGTAATAACCCAATGTTACAAATGTCCGTTGCGGTATAGCTAATCCACTGCAGTATAAATCATTATGTGTTAGTGACAAGATCGCGCCGCAGATTCTATCCTTATCACTTAATGCTGCAACTACCTTCAAACCCCAGTCTTGTTCTGTTTCGTCTATAATCGTACTAGGCGCAATGTATAACATTATGTCGCCTAATGCGCGTGCTGCTAGTATATTTATCAGGGTAGTATATCCTAAATCTGGTACTTTTAGGTATCTGATATTGTTTGCCTTAAAGTACGCTTCAAACCAATCACGTTCAGGATCACCGTTAATCAGTGTGCATAGTACTTCAAATTCACACCCAATCGTCTTACTTATTGTTTCGTACTGTGCCTGAAACTCACCTGTCTTAAAACAAGGTGTCATAAGTATTGAAATCATAAGTGCCTTATATAATGAAGGGTATGCCAGTATTACTACCGGCATACCCTGACGCTACTTTGGTATCAAACCTTAACCCAAGGTAGCCTTGACGATGCCGTACTGCCCTGCCGCATCTGCGCGAATTAGCGGAGCATAGATACCGGCAATCTTGTGATCCATTGCCCATCCACCAAGGCTCTGCCATTCAAAATCGCGGAACTCCATACCGCGAACGATAGCAATGGTTTCCTTGGAGGCTTCTAGCATGACCACGCGATCCTTACCACCAGACTGTGTAAAGTAATCGCTGTACTGGATTTCAGAAACGATACCAGTCTCAAGAATCCGCTGTGCAATCGTCTTGGGATACTCGGTTGAGTAATCCTTAGCGAGTGCAAGCTGATACTTCTGCGGTAGCCACATAGCGAAGGGGCCGAAACGCAGATTATCATTCAACTCCTGTGCCATTGCACGAACGTCAGCCAGAATACCTGTGCCCGTGGCAGTTGCGTCATCCCAAGCTACTGTGAACACGCCGTTACCGGAAGTAACTGCGGACACGTTCGGGGAATCAAGCAGACCATAGAGGGTATCGCCACCAAACTTGACGTTACCAACACCAGTAACTGCCATCTTCTCAACGTACTGCGTGACAACACGCGCCGTCTCAGACATGAAGTAGGTATCCATAGGCATACCCTTACGGCGGCTTTCCTCAAGATAGCGGAGGGTTAGACGCCAGTTCTTAGTGATGATCGGCAGGGGCATGGTGGCCGATGTGTATTCAACACGATCAGTATCACCCTGCTTTAAGCCGTCCATGCTGATGTCTGCGCCGTCCAGACTCCCAATGTTCTGCCATTCGTACTGTGTGACGCCTAGCCCGTTCGGGATGTCGATTACGCAACCCTTGGAGATCAGCCAGTTTACGAAGTTCATCCGCTTCTGACGGGCTACGCCAATAGCGGAGTCAATAACCTTCCACTCATCCCGAAGTAGAGTAGTAGAATTAGCAACACCGACGCAACGCGCCTTAGCAACAGGTTGACCAGCGTCATCATTACCAGCAAATTCAGTAATGTAAGCTAGGTCAGCACGCTTCTCACCTCGGTAAGGGCGTTTAGCATTCACATCAAAAGCGTTAAAGTCGCCAATGACAGGAATGTTTGCTTCATCAATATTAACCATAAATGGGGCAAAAGACATATTATACTCCTTTCATTAGACGCGAAGAACACGAACAACTAGACGGGTGTCGGTAGCGTCAGCCGCTACTGCGGTCTCTGCGCGGAATAGGGTTTGTGCGTTGTTACCTGGCCCACTGTGCGCAATAACCTTACCGTCTGTATGAGGACTGAGCAGGGCGCCAACTGCGATTGCGGTTGTGGACTGACCATATACAACATACTTTTCACCCGGAGCAAGGAACTTGACACGGATGTAATCGCCAGAAGCAATGTCATCATCAATCGTCTCACCAATGAGATCGTTTTCATATACGATTACGGGCGGATAATTGATGTCAGCATTTACGCGGTATGTAGGAAGAGCAGCAGGGTCGCCGGTAGTAATGCCACCAGAATACTGGTAAACCAAGTATCCGGGGTAAATTACTTCTGAACTCGAAGAAGTGTGAGCAAAAGTACCATCCTCCCACACGTCAGTAAACGAGCGCACAATAACTGAATTTTGTGTTACAGCCATAGTTACCTCTTATTAAGCCCCAATGTAGGGGGATTCATCATGAACAACACTCCCATTGGCAGTCATACCACCGGGGCCACCCAAACCAGACCGATCTACATTAGCGTGGGTTGGTGTCGCTAGTGTAGCAATCTTACGCAGTTGACCAAACTTCATTTCGTTCAGTTCAACTTCTGTGAAAGTATTTGTCTTGTTAGCAAGTATCTCCGCAACTAGCTTAGCCTTTTCAGACTTAAGAAAGTCTAGTGCTTCATTTACTTCTGGGGAAGGTAGTGCTGCAATACGCGCCTTCTCAGCATTCTCGGCATCTACTCTTGCCTTCTCAGCATTAGCCGCAAGTTCCGCGTCAGCTTTGGCCTTTTCATCTGCTGCTACCTTAGTCGCTGCTTCCGCATCTGCATTAGCCTTGACTAGTGCATCTGCTTCATCCTTCGATTTCTTCTCTGCTTCTGTCATTGTATTAACTCCTAATTGTGTGATTGGAGGATAGTCTATCTTTTGGAACACTTCTACCGCAACACCGATACTAACTTTGCCTGTTTCCTTGTCTATTGCATACGTGTGTGCAAATAGTTTATCTTGCTTTGCTACCACAACGCTATCATCAAATAACTCAATAAGGTAAAAGTATGTGTCAGTATACAATGTAGTTAATGCTACACGTAACAGGCGATTACGTTCACTAAAAGCAACTTCATTGCCTGCAAACATACGGTTGATACGAGGGAAACCTGCACCATCCTTAATGCTGCACGCGCCTACCTCACCGGGTAACAAGGCTAAATGATCAGGTAAATGGTTCACTGCTTTACCCTTGTATTTAACATTATTGAACATACCTTCATCTGCAGTCATGTCTAGCATCAAACCTGTTGATACTTCAAGCATAACGCCGTTTGCAATCGCATCCCGTACTTCAGGGAACATATCAAGTTTCGTTACGTCAATCCATAACTGCGCACGTAACTTGTCATTGTCCATATTGGAATCAAAGATAAACCCAATCTGGTTCGCTTCTAAGATAGCAGGAACATTAGCGGAACAGTATTTACCGTCTACTTTAGGATGTCCTACCGTTGCAGGTCTACCATTCCAACCGGGGCAACCTCTAGTAAGTTCATCCTTAGTATAAAGCAATTCATTCATTACCTGTTCTTTAGCCATTACGAGAGGGCCAACGAGATAGGTACGCCCATTCAATGTTTTAAGTTGAAGCGTACTAGAATCTACCTTTGTTGATGCTAAAGTTACCAGTTCTGCCATAATTGTCCTTTTGTTATAAGTTACTAAATTATATGGTTTCTGTCAAGTACTATGCTTCAGGTGTCTCATTTTTCGTACTTTTAGGTGTCTGTACACCAGTAGTACTCTTCTTTTCATTTAATTCTTTACTTAGTTTTTCAAAGGCAGCCTTATCAAACTGTACCGAAAATTCATTAGCACGGTCAACAGGATAATTCCAGACATTCTGTAGATATAGATTGAAGGGAATCACTATATAAAGGTTATTTGTGGCATACTGTACAAGTGCATTAGTGAAATTCATAGCGATTTCACTCTGGTCTTTGTCAGTAGGCAACTCTAGTGCAGGCCATTCAATTATAAAGGCATCCTCTGCACCAACAGGCGCAGATATAATGTGGTTCTTAACGCAGAAGTGGATAAATGGCCGCAGTATCTTAGGAGATGCTACATTTGTACGCCGTGTTTTGATTTGCTGTGCCCAGTTAGCTGCATCCTGTGTGGAAGCTAACTTACCCATCTCGCTACCTGTCAAAATACGTTTAGGAATACGAGAAGCAATAGACACCATAGTCAGTTGTGCGTCTAAATGTTCTTTTGGGCTAGATACGGAAGGGGCAAGAGGATTGGTTTTGACACCTTTAAGCAGCATTGCTCTATCCATGCCCATCAGATATTTCTGAATGGACTCTTTCATGGCGGTTTTGTCATCGTCGCTAAACTCGCCGTCAGCTTCTGCTTCAAAACTGAAACCTTGATATGCACCACGCCAAAACATTTCGCCGGAACCAGCAACAATTTTCAGTATATCCATTAAACGGTCATATACCCGTTTCAATCTGGGTGTACCATAGATAACACTGTTGAGTGCATTGTCTGCGAAGTGGATGCAACGGCTATGATGCACAATAAAGTTTTTGCTAATCAATGGAAGTGTTGAGGATTTTGCAGTATATTCGGCAGGTGTCACTTCATATGTTTGCGGCATCATGTACCGTTCACTAGTAGGATCAGTATCCCATGACTTAATGGTTACTTCACCCTCAGTATAAGGGCGCATATACATAATTTTATGTGACTTGGCTATAGGTAGAGTAGGTGAATCTAGTTTACCACCGTCATCTAAGCCAATAACAAGTAGTCCGAACTCACCAATACCTGCCAGAATATCTAGCGCACGCAAGGTAGAAATAACATTACCAGATTGAAATAACGCTTTAATGTCCTTTTCAAACTTAGTATCTTTAGGTTTCTCTGTCTCATAGATACTAGGTACGTCAATCCATGTATAATCAGGATATGTTTCGATAACACGGGTTGCTACATCCTGCCTATCATAAGCGGTAAGATAGTCATTGTACGTTAAAAACTCAGGATAGCCAGCAACTTCACGTATATTGCGTGTACCAGAGAACTGGTTATGCGTACCAGTCCTATTCATAAAGTCCATTCGTCCTGTAGATATGCCAGTAGAGTTACCATAGAGTAACTGCCGCATTACCTGAACAGGTACATCCACAGTATCCGCTTTATTCGATTTCCGTTTTGTAGGCATAGTTATCCTTAAAGTGTTAATGCACTATACTATTTATTCAGTAATCTGTCAAGTCACCATGTCCCAATGCGCTTATTAGCACCCATACATGCGCGTACAGCCCATACCATAGCATCTAGTCTGTCGGGAGAAGGTTCACCGGATGCAGGTGCCCAACTTGTTAGCTCATTTTCCAGTTCAGGCCACTCGCCTACCATGTGCAATCTACCTTTTTCAGATACGGTAGCTACAGGTTCAGCGCGTATAGCCTTACCACGGGTAGCACGCACAGACTCATACGGTATTAGTGGCCGCAGGGTACGTAAGTTATGCTCTACTAGATCACCACCTTGGTTGATTTCAGCTATTATCTTGTCCGCTTCTGTTGCATCATAGGCATCTATGGCTGCTTTAGCCCACATAAACGGCGTGCCTGACATGGTATAGTCGCCTAATACATAATAGTGGTCTTCTTTACCTAACTTAGCAACACCTACCGCTACTATACCTGTATTGTTAGACCCATCATTACTAGTTACTGCGGGGTCAATACCGACAACAACACGGAGTAAATCAGGTGCTTTTGCTACCCGATACTTGCATAAATCTTCCCATTTGAACAATGCGCCTTCCGCATCATCAGTAAATTCACCATCTCTGAACCGTTTACGGTCACGTTCGCTTAATCCATCCAATATACTGCGTATGTAGTTATCAGCTAGGTTATCTGTATTATCACTGGGATTCATCCGCAGATAGCCGTATGTATCTTTATCTACTAATGGTACGTTCTCATTATCAGGGTTCTTACCTTCAATCCAGATTTTGTACAGCCAATGGCGTTTGTTAGGAGGATTACAGTCAAAGTACAGTTTGTTTACTAATGCTGGATGTTTAAGAGCTAAACGAGTTTTAACTGTGCCAATAGATTTCCAGTCTAGTTGGCTGGCTTCATTAAAGTAGATAGTATTAAATTCACGTCCCAGAATCTTCTCAATCCGGTCACCATCATCTAAGCCGCCAATCCATACCTCAGCCCCATTAGGCAGTGTGTAATACCAGTCTACCTTACTGAGTTTGATGTCTACATTCGGGAAACACAGGCGCAGCATCTTAGGAATGGTGTCCAGAGCTAAAGACTGTTTTGCGTGATTGAAACGGAGACGCAGTATAAGGTGTCTGCTATTTGGTGCTTTCAGTGCACGTACAAACAGCGCATAGCAGAGAATGAACGTTTTTCCACTATTATGATGCACAACACCCTCCGCTACAT